GTGTATGATTCAAAACTATTGGGGAGAAAAGTTACTATATGACTTAAAAGTTTAAAAAAAGTTGTATAATAATATAGAAGCACAGAAAGGAGATTAACAATGATTCACTTAGAATTAAAAGTTGAAGAAGCACAGTTGGTGTTAAATGCGTTATCGCAATTACCCTTCGCTCAAGTGGCTGGCTTAATTGCTAACATTAGAGCTCAAGCAGAAAAACAACTTCAACAACCAGCAGCCAAAACAGAAGCCGCAGAATAAATAAATAAAAAAAAACATAAAGAGGTAAATTATGGCAAACATTAGTTTCGCAGATTACGAAAACAAGAAAAGTACTAACACATCCAACAAGGAATATAAAGTTGGTTACTTTTCGCTCAAAGACGATGGTGATGACGCAGTTGTGCGTTTCGCCTATAGTTCAGTACAAGAATTTAATATTGTTACTGTTCACGTTGTGAAAACAACAGGTAAAGATGGAAAAGAACTTTACAAACGTGTTTTCTGCTTACGTGAAGCAAACGAACCAATGGCTAAATGCCCACTTTGCTTAAGTGGTAATAAAGTTGTTGATAAGTTCTACGTTAAGCTTATTGAATACGTTAAAGATGACAACGGAAACATTGTGCCTAAAGCACGTGTTTGGGAACGTCCTGCCAAGTTCGCACGTGAATTAAAATCATTCATGGATGAATATGGTGATTTAACCAACTTCGTTTTCAAGGTTAAACGTCGTGGTACACGTGGAAGCACTGACACCACCTATGACATTATCCCTGTTCGTCAAGAAATCTACAAACCTGAAATCTATGTCAAAGATTTTGCTGACTTTGAAGGTTTCAAAATGGCTGGAAGCTTTTACTTAGTTAAGACTGCTGATGAAATTAACACCTTCTTAAAAACTGGTGATTTCCCACGCACTGAAGCTATTGCTGAAAAGACTGGTAGTTATTCTAGACCAGCAGTTTCTGCTGCTCCTGCAACTCCTAAACCAGCTCCTCAACCTACGACCCCTGCTCCCGAACAACCAAAGCCTACCACAACAGGTCAATCTAGCCCAATCGAAGGCAGACCTCAACGTTATAAGTTTTAATAGGTATTAACAAAATGAATGCCGATATCTTTAATTTTGAATTGGGTGTTTCTAACTCAGCGGAAAAGACCCAAAAAATAATCAACAAGGTCAAAAAGCCCAAAGAGGCTAAAGTCACTGTTGAAAAGAAAATCAAGTCTAAGAAAATATCGGTAGAAGAAAAGATTTCTTTAATCACTGAGAAAGTTAATAAAACCTTAGAAAAACAAAAAGATGATGTTTTAGTTATTAGAACGAAACAAGAGTTCTCTAATTATATAACTCAAGCTATTCATAACGACATCATCGCTATAGACACTGAAACAAATAACTCCCTAGACCCACTAACTGCAAAGTTAATGGGTCTCTGTGTCTATACTCCTAATAATAAAAAAGTATACATTCCTGTAAACCATGTTGATTATAAAACCGGAGAAAAGCTCCCAAATCAACTTACAGAACAAGATATAAAAGAAGAACTGTCTCGTGTTGTAGATGCTCAAATTTTGACCATCATGCACAACTCAAAGTTTGATTTCCAAGTTATCAAAACAACTTGTGGTATCGAACTTCCCTGCTATTGGGATACAATGATTGCTGCCAAGCTTATTGATGAAAATGAATTGGCAGGATTAAAACAACAGTATATTTTACATATTGATTCAGAACAAGAAAAATACTCTATTGAAGACTTATTTGAAAAAGAAGAATATGCTATCTTTCCACCTGAAGTTTTTGCATTATATGCTGCTACAGACCCTTACATGACTTATAAACTATATGAATATCAAAAACCAATCATGGAAAGTGAAGAGTATAAAAAAGTTAATAACCTTTTCCGTGAAGTAGAAATGCCTGTTATTCGTGTAGTTGCAGAAATGGAACTCGCTGGTATTGAACTTGACAAAGAATACGCAAAGAGACTTAGTGTCAAATATCATGCTAAGTTAGATGAATTAGATAAAAGAATTGCCGTTGAATTAGACAAGTATAAATCTAGAATAGATGCCTGGAGAACAACTCCTGATGCTAACACTAAACCTAAAAAGAAGTCAGGTGAAGATGGTGGTAAATCCAAATCAGAACAATTACCTGATGTTATTAACTTAGGAAGTCCGACTCAACTTGCTATCCTGTTATATGATGTAATTGGTGTTGAGCAAGTAAGTAAAGAAAGTCCACGTGGTACTGGGGAAGATATTCTTGAGGCTATCAATATACCTCTATCTAAACTTATCTTAGAAAGACGTGGTTTAGTTAAACTATTAGATGCTTTTATCGATTCCTTACCTCAAAAGGTTAATCCTATTGATGGAAGAGTTCACGGTCATTTTAATCAATATGGTGCAGCCACTGGACGATTCAGTTCTAGTGACCCTAACCTACAACAGCTTCCAGCATCAAATAAAGAAATACGTATGATGTTTAAAGCCAAGACAGACTACAAGGACGTAGAAATATCAAAGGATGAGTTTTATGAAGTAAGTAATATCTCAGAGGTTCAAACAAGTAATGGGTGGAAACGTGTCAAAGATGTTGTTCCAGGTGATATTATTGAAGGAGATGTAGTAAAAAGAGTGAAAACTGAAGAAAAGTACACATATTTATATATTTAACACCCACCTATATCTTACTGTGAAAAGTCACAGCTAAATTAGGTAAAGGAGAAATAATATATGATTGTGTATAAGATTACTAACAGGATGACGAATAAGTGCTATATTGGCATCACAGAGAAGAGTTTAGAGGATAGGTGGTATGGACACCTTACCAGACTAAAAAACGGTGACCAGAGGCATCTATATAGCTCAATGAGGAAGTATGGTATAGAAGCCTTCACCATTGAAATAATAGACGAAACAGACAATTATGAAGAACTTCTTAAAAAAGAGAAATATTATGTATCTTTATATGATTCCTTCAATAATGGGTATAATATGACAAATGGCGGTGATGATAACCCTATGAACGTGGGATTGGTAAAGGATAACCATGATGCTAAAATGAGAAGTAAAGATGTAAGAAGCAAGATTTCATTATCAATGAAGGCATATAGAGAGAAGAAACCCTTCTCTAAAGAGCACAGAGATAAAATTTCTGAGGCTATGAAGGGGAACAAGAACTTCGGCTCCGGTGATACTCGTTCAGTAGGTTGCTATTGTGTACTCAATACTGGAGAAAGGTTTGAGTTCCATTCCATAAAAGATGCAACAAAGTGGTGGTTTGAAGCCTTTCATCCGTTTGGTGATAACTATGCTGAGTGTACGTTCCAAAGGAAAATTAAAAAATCTATTAAAGGAGAGCCTATTACATATGTATCCTCCCATAATAGCAATAAGAAACACCCCGATGGTAAAAAGGTTATTGTGGTAGATAATATTAAATGGTTCAAGCTATAAAGAAAGTTGTATAATATAGTATGAAGAATGTTTTATTAAAAACAGGAAAAGGAGGTGGTGTCAATGAAAAAGTCAATTAAAACTAGAGTTCCTTATACTTTAGTTGGAAGTGACTTTTCGTGAGTTCGCAACAAGAACCACGAATGCTTTCAAACTACTCCGGTGACGAAGATATGATTCAAGCTTATAAAGATGGCAAAGACTTATACGCTACCATCGCTAGTAGTGTTTATAAGAATGATTACTGGGATAACATGGAGTTCCGTCAAGATGGAACACCTAATCCAGAAGGTAAAAAGAGACGTAATGCCTGTAAAACACTTTTGTTAGGTATTATGTATGGTCAAGGTGTTACAGCTGTTGCTGAAAGCATTGGAAGCTCTATTCAAGAAGCCCAGTCTATTATTGATGGTTTCTATAACTCTTTCCCTAAAGTAAAGGGTTGGATGGATGAAACCACAGCCTTTGCCAAGAAAAATGGCTATGTAGAAGACTTGTGGGGCAGAAGACGTAGATTGCCGGATATATCCTTACCTAGATTTGAAATATCCTATAATAATGCTTCAAAAGACCAATCCCCCTTTAATCCACTTCTTGGCACTGCTGATAGAAAACAAGATGATAAAGTCATTGCTCTCTTCTATAAAAAATTAGAAAATGCCAAATTTAAAAAAGAAGTTGATGCTGTAACTCAAGATGCAGCAAAATACGGTATTAAGATAAAGAATAATGGTGGTTTTATTGCTCAGGCAGAACGTCAGTGTGTTAATGCTAGAATCCAAGGTGGTTCGGCTACCATGACTAAGATTGCCATGAATAAACTCTTTAGAGATGAAGAGTTAAATAAGTTAGGGTTTAAATTACTTCTAACGGTGCATGATGAGTTAATTGGTGAATGCCCTAAAGAAAATGCAGATAAAGTAGCTAAAAGACTTACTTCTGTTATGAAGACCTGTATTGATGATGTTTCTTCTGTACCATTCAAATGTGATGCTGATGTTAGTGAGCACTGGTACTATAACGATTATGTTAGCACATTAAAACAGGAGTATAAAAAGATACTTCCAAGCTTAAGCAAAGAGGATGCAATTCAACACATTATTTTAGAGCATACCGAAATGTCTCCAGAAGAAATTAGAAGAATACTCACTGAATAAGTTGTATAATAAAGAAAGGACATAAATATGATTATTCAAACAAAGTCGTTCCAAGAAAGCTGCAAAAAGATTTTAGAAGCTGTAGACACTAACATTTCATCTGTCGTTAATGAAACCTTAGAATTAGAAGCCAACGGTAAGGTATTAAACTTAAACGTTACTAATAAGGAATACTATGTGTCTGTAAAGATGCCATTAGACATTGAAGTTAAGCTTCATGCTGTAGTTAATGCCCAGCTCTTCCTTAATCTTATCAGTAAAATAACCACAGGAACCTTGGAACTAGATGTTGTGGATAATACATTAGTTTTAAAAGCAAATGGTAACTATAAGATACCAATGATTTTTGATGACACTGAGATTGTTGAATTGCCTAAAATTAACATTGAAAATGTAACAAATACTTTCAGTATTAAAAACTCTATCTTACAATCTATCCTTAAGTATAACACCAAGGAATTACTCAAGAATGGTGGTGCTTCCCCTGTTCAAAAACTCTTCTATATTGATGAAAAAGGTGCCATTACGTTTGCAAACGGTGCATGTGTTAATAACTTTACACTAGACCAAAAGGTAGTTCTTACTTTAACTGAAAAGATTGTCAGACTGTTTAAACTATTTAAATCAGAATCTGTTAACTTTAACATGGGATTCGATGCACTTGAAAGCGGTGTTGTAGCCCAAAAGGTTTCTTTCTCTGATGACCAAGTAACTTTAACATCTATTATTACAACTAAAGAAGAGCTTGTCAATAAGTTCCCGGTTCAAGGAATTAGAAAATGGACTGAAGAAACCTATGACTACACTATTACGATTGACAGATTAACCTTATTAGAATCTATCAACAGATTGTCTTTATTCTCTAAAAACGGTTCAGACCTTGGTTCTACACACATGAGTTTTGGAGTTGATGGTGTAACAGTGTTGGACTCTAAAAAAGAAAACAATGAAGAAGTTAAGTATGTTAATAAAGTTGATAAATTAAAGAAACCATATGAAGCAAGTTTTGATACAAATGATTTAAAGTTAACTTTAGAAACATCTGAAGGACAGTATATTGTTGTATCTTTTGGGAATAACCGGGCAGCTGTCATTAAACGAAATGATATTAGTAACATTATTCCAGAGGTTCAAGCTAATTAATTATGTCCAAAGGAAAGCAATTTGAATTAGTTTTAAAGGAAGACTGGAAGGCAAGTATGCCAAATTCCAGCATTGATAGGTTATATGACTCTGTCAGTGGTTATAAGACTATATCAAACATTAGTGACTTCATTGGTTACAAGATGCCTTACATATTTTATTTAGAGGCCAAGACTATTAAAGGAAACACCTTCCCTTTCCAGAATCTTAGCCAGTATGAAAAGCTTTCGTCTAAAGTTGGAATAGAAGGTGTAAGAGCAGGAGTTGTAATATGGTTCTATGAACACGACCGTGTAATATACGTTCCCGTGTCAACCATTACTAAAATGATGACAGATGGTAAAAAATCAGTAAACATTACTACAATAGATACAGAAGGTTATAGATTTATAAATATACCTTCAGTTAAAAAAAGAGTGT